CTAATGCATTAAGATTTTTATAATACTGCCATTCCGAAGCCGTTGGTTTTATGTCCTCATGTCTTAAACGGAATAAAACAAATTCACCAAATTCTTCAGCTGTTGGATGTCCCATCTCATCCGGTGTTCGATATACTTCATATCCAACAGATACATATTCTCGCTCATCTTCAACTTTTACCTTGCACCAATATCTAACGCCAATAGTATCGGAATCAGGTCCGTTTGTACTTTCTTCACGAGTCAGTTGCTTACTTTCTAATTCAACTATTTTCATTTTTATACTCATAAATACTTTGTGTCTTTGGTTATGGTAAATAGGTCTTTATTGACCGCTTTAATTTTGTGAAATAGATTGTCTTTGACGTAGCGTGTCTTGGCATTGATAAACATATTCAGCAACACCAACCGTTCTTCTTTTAATTCATCAAGCGGCATTAGGTTTCTTTTGGGCATTGAGTTTTAGTATTTCGTTTTTGACGTGGTGGTAGTATGCTTTAACCGAATAGTATTCACCAGTTCCTTCGAAGTCCTGCATGATGTCGCTGGGTGCGTTTGTGATTGCTTCATCTACGCAATACAACGCGCAGTTGATAGCTTTGAAATGCACCTGTGCTAACTGACCTTCCTGCGATTCACCCTCGACTATATCAAAATAGTTCGAGTACAGTTGCCATGCTTTGTCTTTTGCTTTCATTGTTTAGCTTGTTGATTAATTCGATTACTTGTTCCTTGTTGTAGTAGTGCTGCATTGAATTGCGCACGTGGTCTTTAAGTTGTTCGGTGTTCATTTATTTCCTCCTTTATCTTTTGGAATCCATTTTGGAAACCATATTGCAACTTCATTATAAACTTCATGGAAATATCCAATCACCCACCATTCAGTACCACCTTTGACTTCACACATCAACCATTGTTCACGTGAGATTGAAAACTGATAAAAGTCTCTATGTTCTTTCCAACTGGCAATCCATTCAATGTTCATCAATTCATCTAAGGAATTAAACGATGCATGTTCGTCTTCGTAACCGGAAAAACATGCTGGTCGATATCGTTGTATTTTATTCATTGCTCACCTCCTTTATAGGTTTGGTTGTAGTAACATGTTGCAGCTCGGTTGTTCCATTTAGGGATAGTACTTTGTTCGTCTGTGCGACCTTCTCGATATGCCTGCAGGATTTGTTCCCGTTCCTGCTCTAAGCATTCAGTCATTTCCTGCATAAATTGCTTACCGCGCTGGGTGTGTTCATCAAACAATGAGTTAGCGTATCTATGCATTATTCTCATTGCTATTTGTAGTGCCGTTTCTTTACTCATGGTTTGTTTTAATTAATGATATTTGGGTTGTACATGGCTATTGCAATTAATACTGCGATGATTACAAAGAGCCACATAAGATATCTAAATCGATTGGTAGCTGTTGGTTCCATTATCCTAATGTATTTAAGTATTCACGCCACATTGGTACACGTTCCTGAAGCTTTGCGATTGCATCGGCATCAAACTCCACAACCTTTTCATGGATGCGCTCATGAACTGGTATATCGTATTCCCAATTCGCAAGATCGCTTTCAAGGTTAGCGTTTGGATTTTCATTAAGGTACGTAGGCATGTCGAATATCATGTTCTTTTCAATGCGTGATGCTTTCTTAATGAATTCAGGATTGCTTTGTGGATCAATAAGATTCATGCGCAATGATAGGCGGTACTTTTCAGTATCTATCATTTGGCTTGGCGCATTGACCAGCACGAAGCAAAAGGTAGCTTTAGGCGCACCTGTTAGCCAGCAATAAGCTTGACCTTGCCAATAGTAGTCTTTGCTTAATTCATTCACCTTTGCATCAATGAAGGTATGGATGTCCCAACTGCTTTTAATATCCGGCACATTGATTACTTCGCTGCCATCTTTGATAAGCAAATCAGGTGTACCTGTGATGAAGTCATTTTGAAAGTTTACTTCATTCTTAAACACGATTGCGCCACGTTCTCTGCGCCAAAGGTCGATTGCATCATTCTCTACGGCAATTCCCTTTTCAATGTACTTGTTGCTGATTTCTTTGTAGCGTTTGTACTTCTGTTGCACGTAGACTTCAAGCAATGCGCTCTTAGTAGTTTCCGACAAACCTGTTTTGGTGCGTGCATCAGTCATAAGCTTACCAAGCTGCGATGCTCTAAATTTTACTTGTTCCATTGCGTTTTGTTATTTGTTGCGAATGTATTAAAGCAAACCTGATAGCTGCTGCTTTTTAACATTTATTAACGGCTCGATTTGATTCAGTAGTTCCGGTGGGCATGCCTGCAGAATGATGTCGCAATCGTCTAAGCTATGTGCCTTTTCAATCAGCTCGTGCAAAAATTGCACATCCTTATTCGCTGATGCCAGCGTGCCTTTCAACTTGAATGGCTTGTACACATCCACGTTCTTACGATTTAAGTCGCGACCTAATAGCTTACCAAATGACACCGCAGCGTTTTTAAGGCATTCAGTTTTAAGTTTAGGAAATGCAAGGTCTAATGCGTTCGGTTTCTTATTGTCCGCGTTCAATGCCCACCTATTGCGTTCGATAGGATCTGCGGCAATGTGGCTCGGCACTTTGTCCACCATGATAACAATGGATGCTGCACCTGTTCTGCGTAACTCATACCCGGTTATCGGGTGAATCACTACCAAGTCAAGTGAACCGACTACTTCATTCGCCATGCGTTCCCACTTGAAATTTTCAGTGCGCCAATGCCCAAAGAACATTTCGTCAAGTGTGGTTTCTACGTGGCTAACTACCAGCGTGACGGCTTTGCCATCGGGTGTTTTTTCGATGCCTTCCTTATCAGGTGCAGCGTTAAGCATTTGCTGGAATTTCTGCAATGCTTCTAAATTGTCTTTGTGAAATGAGTTCATGTTATTGTGATTTAGGATTAATACTTCATTAGGCAATCATTCAGTTCTTGACAGTAGCTAAGAATAGCGAAGAAGATTGCGCCCCATACGATGTACTTGATTACTTTACTTGCTTTCATGTTGTTGTTTTTTGTTATTGATGGTGCAATGATAGTATAAATACTTACACCACTGCTGTTAAAAATTGTTAAAATTTATACCCTCAACAGTACGGATTAAGGAAGCACTCGGAGATTTATATCAATCAGGGTATAAATTACGCCCACGAATAGCTGCCGTAGTTCGGGAATAATTCGAAATACATGCGCATCATGATAGCATCTGCATAGTCAGGTGACTTGCCATGCATCCGGGCTATTTCATCTTTGGAGATAACTGCGAGTTTGCCATCTGCTTCAGGTTGCCTTCTACGTATCATGTCCAGTTCCTGAACAATTACATCGCGAAACTGATTGACTTTAAAGATTACTTTGTTCTGCTCAATTAATTCTGCAAGCTTAAAATAACATTCTGCTTTTTGGTTCGTATATCGGTCGGCTTGCTTTGCCCTTCCACCATTAAGAAAACCGCGACACTTTAAGCTATCTACTACACCACCACCTACACCATCTTCATCGCAAATCACATTGCTTAATTTAATCCCATGCCTATCACATAGTTGGCGAATGGTAGATACAACTGTTGTGATTGGTTGCTTTCGCAGTTCGTGTATTTCAATCAGGTGCAATCCATGCCACACGCAAATGACACTTCTATCTTTTCCAAGTCGCGCAATATCCGCACTGATGTATTTTTCACCTTTTGCTTCTTCATCCCGGAAGCAGCGCACCAAATCGTCGTACTGGTATAGGTTATCTACGGACTCATCATACTCCCAATCTCCATCCAGTAGACGTCTTCTGTCCACTTCAGGCAACATGCGCAGCGTTTCAATGTACGATTCGGGTAGATGCGGATTGTCATTTGGCAATGATTGTATGAACGCAAGATGTTGCGGTAAGCTTTCCGTCTTAAACGGGGCGTAGAATTCGTTGTACAGCCATCCTTTTGATGGATTGCATGTAAGCAGCATCTTTGGTTTGAGATCATATTGATTTAGTTTAAATCGAATACGTGACTGTAAGATATCTATCGCTCGCTTGCTAACCTGTGCTGCCTCGTCTACGTAGGCATCTGTTAATTCTAACCCGCCTAAACTATGGAACTCCGCATCCGATGGATAAGCAAACAAATCCTTTAGTATTATCTCGCTTCCGTTACTGAATGTAATTACGTGTGTTTGATTGTTAATGGTGTAGTGTTCGTTGGGCGCAAGACCAAACATGTTCGCTACTTCAAAAAACGTTTTAAGCGTGGTCTTCTTTAGCGTGTCAAGTTTACTTCTACCTATCAACCCACGTGTGCCCGGATATTTAAACCTTCGGCTTATCTGCCATGCACAACCGATAAAAGATTTTGATCCGCCTGCAGCACCACCGAACAGCACCACACGTGCCGGGTGTGAGTTACCCAACACGCGCAATGCTTCTTTTTGTTTCGGCAGGTATTCAATCATGTAAACAATCCGATGTACATTCCAACCAAGCCACCGCACAGTGTGGCTATCATGTCAAGTGTGCTAAATTGTTTTTCCTTAAGCACTGAATCAAATAGTTCTTTGCCTGCTGCAAACGCAAACACCACAATCATCGAGAATGGTGCGCTGAATATCGAAGCCGCAGCAGCGTAGATAGCAACACCATACAGCGCATGGTTTGCTTTGTCTTGGGGTAGGTTAGGCAGGTTCATTAGAACGGCAGGTCTCCTGATGGATCGTCTTGTGGTTCGTCACGCTTTACGAGTGGCTCGCTCATCTTACCTGAAAAGAATTTGCCATTCTTGCCTTCCTTAACCCATGCAGCCAATCGCATCTTCTTTCCATTGACCATGATTTCACCTGTGTATTCAGGTGCGTTGTTGGTTGTCTTGTTGTTCTTGAATAGGGTGAACTGTCCCTCTTGCATTTGATAGTTGCTCATTGTATTAATTATTGATTATTCCGATGTCTTCAATCATTAGACTAATTGTGGTCTTGCCGTAGAAGTCCTGCGTTTCTACCACTTCAAAGGTTTCATGGTCGATGCTATGACCATTGATGAAACCAATATAGATTTCAGTATCATCGTGATACTGCGCAAGCTTGTCCCACAATTCGCCTACTGTCATAACTTGTATTCGTCTTTTTCGGTTAGCAAATGTAACTCCTCAAAGATAAGGCGCATTGCCATGTTATCACTCATTGCTGGTCGCATACTTCGCTTTGCTGTTAGCACGAATAGTTTGCGTAGCAAGTCGGTTTCTTTTTGCTTATCGTATTGCTTCATCAGTATTCATTTTGCGTTTCGATTAGTTCCTTGTAACGTTCCTGCCTATATTCGGTAAACTGATACGGCTTGTTTTTGTACACGCGAAAGCGCATGTCGTTATCCCATTGCGGCAGCGCATCGTATTCGCGCATGAGTGCAATTTCAAGTGGTGGTGGATTTTCCCTTTTCACTTCGCGCACCGGTTCTTCTTTGATGCTTAACTTATCCGCTGCCTGTTGCATAGCTTCCATGATTTGCGGATGCTGGAACATTTCGTAGATGTTGTTCTGCTTTTGTTCTTCAGTTCGCATAGCTGTGATGTGCATATCGCGTTCCTGTTCAAACTTCAATATCCATTCGTTCAATATCGATAAATCCAAACGATTGTAGATAGTGCCATACATACCTGCTGTGCCGCGATCTAAACACAACTGGATATCTTCAAGACTATACTTCCAATGATGCTGCACAAAGTGTTCAGCGGCAAACTTTATCTGTTCATTATTCATGTTCTTTTCGATGTTGAGCATTGCACAGCACCGGGCAATGAGCATTGAAATTTTAAACTTCGTTTCTTCGCGGTCTACTTTTCTAAGACTTGCTATCTTGTCGCATTTCACGCTCTCGTGCAAAGTCAGCTGCGATTTGGGCTGCCACGTTTTGATAGTGTGCAACGTTGTCAAACCTTTGTTTTGATCCATAAGAATTAGATTTTTGATTATTAGAATTTTCGAATTTACTATTATTTCCCATCCAGTTGCGTGCTGAAGCTTTCCAATCTTTCATTTGGTTTTTACCCTGCTTCCAACCATTAGCTTCGTAGTAGTTAAAAAATTTTGCGGACTCGGTGTTTATTTTTTCATCAGTCCATTGCAAATGCTTTTGCATTGAATACTCACCCATAAAATTATAAACTTCATTTTCGGTTGGGCGTGTAAACGCCATACTATTGTTTCTTTGTTTCTTTGTTTCTTGGTTTCTTTGTTTATCTATAGGGGCACTGCTGTGTTCAATGCTGTGTTCAATGCCGTTGCTGTGCTGTATCAATGCCGTATCCAATGCCGTATGCAATGCTGTGGCTTTTTTGCTACGGCATATTGATATTATTGTGCTGCTATACTGGTTCTTAGATTCACTAATGATTTGAATGAAATTCCATTTAGCTAAGTCGCTAAGTGCATCCAAGTATGTTCGCTTGTTACCAATGTGCAAACCTTCCATAGTTGCGTTCGTTGGTATTCCAAACTGCTCCTTCCATCCAAGTCGATTGTTTAGTTCAATGATCCACATGAACAAAGCAGTGTGCTGGCACTTCACTTCCGAATGCTCAAAGGCAAAGTCAAACCACTTCCGGGAAAGGTCATAACCATTATTTTTCATCGAGTAATTTTTGAAGGTGTTGTAAAAGTTGGTCTGCTTCATACTGTGTCATGAACACATACACATTCGCTCCATCTTCATAGCGTGCAGTAAAAAAACAAATTAGACCATTCACTTTTGAAACTTGAACAAAGTTCTTGTTTATTGAATCGCCAAAACGATTATCAAAATGACCTAACTTCAAACCAACTGAATCATGATACATAAAACTAAATACCCACCACTACACGTAAAGGCTCGTCCGCGCACGAAAGTGCTATGGCAATACGGCAGTGATGGGATTTAAAATGTTTTTCATAACGAACGAGCGTTGCAAAGATAATCAAAATATCTCTACTTCCAAATTGCAGTTGCAATCATGAATCCGATTACAGCACCTGCAGCTAATGCTAAGAAGATACGGCTATTGCTATTGTCGCATTCAGCTTCATGAACAACCGGTATTGGTGTGGGTGCTGGTGCTTTGCGAACAGGTGCAATAGTCATTTGCTGCATACCAGCTTTGCTTTGCGCTTGGTCAATACGCGATTGCTTCAGGCATTCCTTCACCATCGAATTTACAATGGCTTGTGTGGGTGCATTGCCTATCCACTTGGTCACGTCACCTTCGCGCTTAATCATTTTAGCTTCGCGCATCAGCGTAACCACACGCGAACCGATTCGGTATTTGCTTTGCATGTACTTGATGTCAAACTCCTTTGCAGTATATAACTCCATCATGAAGTCGTAATACTTTTCCTTTGTGCTTTTTCTCATTTTTCTAAATAGGTTTTAATTGTTTGTGTGAATTCTTCGAATGATCTGCACACCTTAACACAGTAACCTGCATTGATAAGCTGCGCGTGAACGATTTTTTGTGTGTCGGATAGCTTACCCTTTTCGGTTTTCATCTCAATGAACAGGGCATGATAAGCACCTGATGCCATGCAAACCATAAGGTCAGGCATACCGGGCATTGCTCCTTCTGCTTTCAAGATATTCCACCGCTTAGCGCGTTGAACTGGTGTACCACCAATGAACACACCGTTTGGGAATGATGCTATCAGTGTGCGTGGGAATGAATAGCGAAACCATTCAACGCAACGCTGCTGCATCTTGCTTTCGTCATGCTTCATGCAGGTAACATATTAGACATTGCTAACCAAAACTTACCCACGTAGTCTTCATCTGCCTGAATGGTAACCACAGGCAAGTGCCTTTCAAGGTACGAATACTCCCAACCGCCAACCGAATGCACTTCATAATCACAGCCAAGTGCAACCGGGCAATACTTTATACTGTTGCGTTCAACGGGTATATCAAAGCGCACTAACACATTCGTGGTGTAGTCAAGTGTAACCATGTAACACATGCGATATTCATTCACAATCTTGCGCTTAACCGTATAGTAGCGTTTATCTCCTACACGTTTGATGTCATGCACATCGTATTCGCTTTGCATCGAGTCAGTGAATTCTTCATGGAATTCCATTTGATTCAAGTTATGCTCGATTTCGCGCCACCTTTTCTCCTTATCGTCATTGCTGAATACCAGCTTGCACCAATTAATCAGTTTGCCATTGGTTACATTCAGGTCTTTGCGCATCTGCTCAAAGCTCATGTGGTCAAAGTTCTTCATGATATACAAAATATCACTACGTGTGGGTAGTTCAGTTGTTCTTCTTTTATTCATCGCCTTCGTGTTTAATGGTTATGGAATCGATTACTTCGCAAAGTGGTATCTGCATGACGTGGCTAAGATTCATTAGCTGTCGAAGTCTAATGCTGCCCGGATCTGCGCACCAATTATGCAGTGTTTTTTTTACTATGGGGGTGTTACTTCTTTGCATCGCACGAAGGAGAGCAGCTTTGCTCCCCAACGTACGTGCAATCAACCCATTTAGCTGATTTTCTTTTTTCATTCGATTGGTTTTAATTGTGGATTGGCTCGGTAGAATATCTCACGATGCACAGTGCTGAAGTGATGCATGAACACAGCTTCTTCGATAGGTTCGTAATGCTTATCGCGGCTTTCACGTTCTAAACGGAATGCTACTTCAGCAGCATCTTCATACTGCTTAGTTTCAATCTGCATCACGCGACCATCACCTAAGCTGTATACGTGAATTAAAACATAGTCTTCATTCATGCAACAATAGCTTTTGCTATAGTCACCAGAGATGAAATAGAAAGGAAGTTTGATTTCGGTTGTGCCAACTACTGTGTTTGCAACAACAGGGATTGTGATTGTGTTTGTCATTTGTATTGAGATTGTAAATTGTTTACTGATTGTCTTCGTTTTCCCAAATAGCTTCAATGATTGCTTCTTCTAATTCGGCAATTAACTTATCATTTTTGCTTTGGTATATGCATGTGGTTAAGTCCATGCCACCACAAATGAATTTGGTTTTGTGGTCTTTTACAGACGTTTCGGCTGGCTCATAATAGTTGCCTGAAAAGTTGTAGATTGAATACTCAACTTCGATAGTAAGTGTGAGTGGTGCATTACTGCAATCGTGTTCAAAAGTGAAATAGCTCATGTTGTGTGTTTTTGTTTATCTTTGACGTGTACAAATGTACACCCTTTTTTGGAATGTGCAAGAAGTTACACCACATTTTAACTATTTTTAACAAATCGACTGTGTAAGTATCCATATTGGGAAACATTACAACGAGTGGCTGAACAAAGCTACAGGGCTTACTCACGATAAAACAAAGGCAAGTGATCTACTGCATGAAGTCCTTGCCCGGCTAATGGATAGACCAGAGCAAGATGTGAAGGATATCGTGTGTGGTGGGAAGGTTGAGCAATATGTAAATCGTGCATTGTGGTTATCATGGCATAGCAACCGAAGTGATTACGCTGTGAAATACCGCAAATACTACGAACTGCACATAGAACGCGAAGTGGCAGATACGAAACAAGACGAAACATGGATAGGCGCATTCATAGATGGTGAATACTTATACAGTGCAATCGGGCGTTTAAATGAATACGACAGCATTTTGTTACGTCTATATTCCAAACCCGATTTCGATTACAAAGAATTAAGCCGCGAAACAGGTATTCCATACAACTACCTTCGCACTTCAATACATCGAGCATTAAAAAGAATTAGAGAATATGTTAAACTTCAACGTTCCCTTACACATTCAACGCGAGAGACTGAATACTTGCAAAAAATGTAAGTTCTACAAACCACTTACTTCATCATGCGGAACACTTATCATAGGTGACACCGTAGATCCTGAAGAAAACAGCGTGACACACTACAAAGAGAAGATAAAGCTTTGCGGTTGTGTGATGCCTGTTAAAACAAAATTCCGTTTTGCATCATGCCCAGCGCACAAATGGTTTGCGCTTGACTGGAAGCAAGAAGAAATAATCGCACTGGATGAATTCATACAGCGCATCTACAAAGCAAACAAGATAGAGAATGAAGACCTGAAGCTTTTGTACCATTGGTTCAGCAAGGTAACAGGTAAACATCAACCACCATCCGGGTGTGCATCGTGCATCCGCGATTTGATAACTGAGTTTAGAAGACAATTAGGTAAAATCGAAAAATAAAATAACATGCCCCTACCAACCCCAACATCAGAAGAATCAAAGAACGAATTCATCGCACGTTGCATGAGTGATGCAAAGGTGCAAGGTGAATATCCTGATGCACAGCAGCGCATTGCCGTATGTGTTGCGCAGTATGAACAGAAGTAAAAAGAAACACCACACTTGCGATGTGGTGTCGAACAAACGATACTATCATTTGTGGGGTGCTTCTTCGTATGAGAAAAACAAGTACGAAGCAAATATAAACAATATCTTATCGAACCTTATTGAATCGCATGGAAAAAAGCAGAAACGAAAAAGGACACTTGTTGCCCGGTCATGGTGGCTTGAAACCAAAAGGCGCAGTGAGTGAAAAGACAAAAATGTGGAATGAATTAGGCGAGTGGTTTACACAGCAAGGTGCAGCCAAGTGTATGCGCATCATGAATGAAATGGAAGATGAAGAATACATCAAACATTACACAGCGCTACTCGAATACTTCAAACCTAAACAAGCGCGTGTAACACATGCTGGTGACGAAAAGGCACCAGTTGTTATCAACGTACACTCCGACTTGTAACAAAAAGAACGTAAAAACTACAATACAACGAGCATGAAATTAAACTTTAGCATAGCAGCTAACGCAAAAGGCATCACGC